GGCCTGCCGGACGGTGTTGGCGAGTCGCGATCCCAGACCCGAAGCCCGGACCTGCCCGCGCCAGTCGTCACGCAGGCCCCGCCCGGCGACGAAGACGCCGCGGGTGACGGCGGCCTCTGCCTCCTGCAGGATCTCGGTGGCGATCGCCGACAGATCGTCGTCGATGCTGGCGCCGATCTTCATACCTCCCGCGCCTCGGCCTTCCAGACATGGCGCAGGGCGTCGCGCAGGGGTTCGCCCCGAACCTCGTAAATCACGCCGCCAATCTCGAACGTGTCGCCCGGGGCAAGGGCGCCCAGCGCGGCACACTCGACATCGATCATCACGCTGTCAGTGACAAACCGGCCTTCGCCAAAGCCCGTCACCGCATCCGGGCGCCGCAGCATGACGCGGACGCCGACCGGCGCGCCAGCCCCGCCCGATCGCCAAAGCGCATCCTGCCCGAGGTTCGGATCGCGGAAGAGGGCGGCTGTGGCATTGGCGAAGGCCGACATCTCAGGTGGCGCCCCCGTTCAGGCGCACGATGCCGGTCGTATCGCCCGCACCGCCTGCGACGGCCTGCGTCGCGATGCCGATCCGCGTGTTGCCGGTCAGAACGTTGGTGGTCCGGCTGTTCGCTGCATCCCAGTAGATCGTCTGGCCGACCGTCCAGGCCTGCGAGGGCGCCTTCGGCAGTGAGAACACGCCCACCAGCCGGATCACGGCGGTTTCGCCGATTGCTGCGACCCCCTCGGCAACGCCAAAGATGCTGCCGACCAGCACGCCCTGGCCGGAAGCGATCACGGCCGCGGCGGTGATGTTGATGGTTTCGCCATTGGCGATGAAGTTTTTCATCGGGTTTCTCCTTCAGAGGTGGGGTTCAGACGCCCGCATTGCGGAAGAGGCCGCGCCAGTCGATGGCCTTGGCGGCGAAGTCGTGGCGGGCCTTGATCTCGATGCCGTCGACCTCAAAGCCGGATCGGGTCTCGGTGTAGACGCCCTGCTGGCCCTCGAGATAGGCGAACTCGATCGTGTCGATGCGCGACGGATCGGCGGCGAGGAACCACGGGTCGGGCCCCGCGGCGGGGATCAGGCGGGCTTCCTCGATCGGTTCCAGGCGGTTGGCGAAGGCATTGACCCCGGCGACCGCGTTCGGGGTGGTGGCGGTGACGTTCTTCCGTGCTTCGACCGATCGCACGCCCGGCGGGGTGATGATGTAGCGCGGCAGGACGCTGATCTGGCGGCCCTCGAGGCCGCGCTGGTTGCCGAAGAGGCGATAAGCCTCGGCCAGAGTGGTTTCCGAGATGGTGCCCGCGGTGCCGAGGTTGGCGTGCGAGGCGTGGAACAGCGGGTTGCCGTCGGCCATGTTGGGGTTGGTCGAGAAGATCGAATAGACGAGGTCGCTTTCCAGATCGGCCGCCGCGGCCCCGAAGGCCGAAGGGATGCGGGTGAAGGCGTCGAGGTCGTCGTTGATCAGGGTTTGGCGGGTGATGCCGACGATCCGGCCATAGGTCACCAGCGCATAGACCTCGCGGCTTTCGCCGATGGTGCCATAGGTGAACTCGCCCGATTCAGGCACGCGCAGCAGGTCCGGCGCACCGCCGAGTTGATTGCGGGCCACCGGCTTGAAGTCGGTGATGACGGCCTGCCGCGCCCAGGCGGTGAAGGTCCGGGGCGTGGTGTCATAGGCCGCGCGCAGGGTCTTGTTGGCGACATTGGCCAGGATCAGGGGGAAGTCGCTGGTCGAATGCAGGCCCGAACGGCCGATCAGCGCCTCGGTCGCCAGTTCCATCTTCGACAGGCCGCGGGTGGCGATGCCGCGGCGATCGAGGGCGTGGCGGGCCAGTTCGAGGAGGGTCAGGCCACGGAACTCGCGGGCACGATCGGTCAGTTGTGCCCGGCCGGGATTGTGGCGGTGTAGAAGGGCCTCGGACATGGCGTCGCGATAGGCGGCGTCAGCAGCGCCAGTGCCGCGGGCGGTGGCGGCCACAGGCTCCGATCCCCGGGCCGCCGGTGCATCGGCTTCGGCCAGCTTGTCGAGGATCGCGGCCCGGGCGGCGTCAAGCGACAGGCCGCGGCGGATCATGTCGGCGGCAAAGCCCGCGCCGAGCGCATGGCGTTCGCAGAGCGCCAGCACCTCGGCCGCGGAACGGTTCGCCTCGGTGCGGATCGCATCAGGGGAAGGGTCGGCCGCGGGGGGCGTGATGGGCGCAGCGCGGGTTTCGGCAGCGGGCGGGTCAGTTTCGGGGATCTGGGTCTCGGGCATGGTGGTCCTCGTCTGTTTCGGGGAAGGGGCGGGCGCATCGGCCCAGGTGAGGAGGCAGGGGGTTAGAGTTTCAGGGCGCGCATCGGTGCTACGGATGTGCGCCCCCGGATCGGCGGGCATGGCGACGGCGGAGATTTCCATCGGCTCCCAGTCGACCGCGCGCCAAAGCTCGCGCTGCCCCTGGGCTTTGGTGATGTCGTAGCGGTGGACGCGGTAACCGACCGAGACGGCCGAGACCGTGCCATCCATGATCCGTTGCACGATTGGGGCAGCATCGGGGGCTGAGGTCAGCCGGACCCGGGCAAAGCCCTGGCCGCCTTCGATCCGGGCCGAGCCTGGCAGAACCGCGCCCACCACGGACTCGAGGCCCCAGGACCTGTGCGAGTCCAGGAACGGCGCGCCTGCGTTCAGGCGGTCCATCCGCACCGCACCGGGCGTGACGACCAGTTCCTCGTCATACTCGACGACATCATCCCAGCCCTCATAGCGCCGCCGCTGGACGGTGGCTCCGGTGGTCCAGATCACATCGATCGTCATGTCGTCGCCTTCGCCACGGACAAGCCGCAACAAGGCCTCCCGCGTGATCAGCGGGAGGTTCAGGGTTTCCGGGGGCATTGTGGCTTACCTTTCGTCTGGACGCGGATCGCGATCGGTCGCGTCCACGGCTTGCGCCAGACCCGCACGGCTGACGCGGCGCGGGTCGGCGTCGAAGATCAGGCCCAGCTGATCGAAGAGGGCGGCGTACTTCTGCCATTCCTCGACAACCTCGCGCGGGTCATAGCCGCGTCGGGCGATCTGCTGGGCGGGGGTGGAGAACCCGGCGCGGACTTCCATCAGATCGGCGGTCACGTCCTGCAGCGGGTTCACGCTTTCAAACCGTGGCGGGGCCCATTCGACGGCGATCTCCGGTTGGGGAAGGGCGCCTGCCGTCCAGGCGGCCTCCATCACCCAATCCCAGATGCGCTGGCAGAACATCGGGATCACCACCTGCCATTGCACGGCCTCCACCATCCGGCGGAATTCGTGCAGGCCCACGCGGGAAGAGGCGAAGTTCACCTGAGACAAGTCGCCGGTCATCAGCTCATAGGGCACGCGGAACCCGGCCGAGATGATGTGCTGCTGCACCCGGTTCCATTCATAGATGCCCGAGGTCGAGGCGGGCGTGTTGAACTTGATGTCCTTGCCGTTGCGGACATAGCCGATCAGCCCGGGTTCGAACTGCTCGATGCGGTTGCCATCGGCATCCTGCACGACCGGCGCCATGGATTGCTGATCCTCGTCAGCGCCGAACACGAAGCCCACCATGGAGGCCTCGATCTTCTTCCGCACCAGTTCGGCGGTCTGCCAGTCACCCAACTCGCGCAAAGCCCGCATTGCAGGGACGCCCCAGGGCACGCCGCGGTTCTGCACCCGCTGGCGTTCGAAGAGATGGGCCACGCCTTCCGCGCCGATCCGGAGCGATTCAAACCGGCGACCAAAGACCGGCATGGCATCGCCCGGGTGGTCGGGGAACATCCAGTAGCCCCGGCGGCGGCCCAGCGCGTCGTATTCGATGCCCTGGACGATCCGCCCACCATCCGGCCGGTTGTCGAACTTGGCCCCATCGAGGTGATCGGCCTCGTTAAGCTGGATCTGCACCGGGGCGGCAAGCCGATCACTGACGCGGCGGCGGCGGCGCAGCGCGAAGACTTCGCCGCCTTCGATCATCTCGCGCACGGCAAGCGCGGTGAGGCCGTGGAAATCGGTATGCCCATCGGCATCGGCCCGGGGCGCCCAGCGCTTCCAGAGGTCATCGGCCAGTTTGTTCAGTGCGGGATCAGCCGCGGCGGCCCGGGGCCGAATGCCGGTGCCGATGATGTTCGACACCAGAACTTGCACCGCTTTGGCTGCCAGCGGGTCATTGCGGACCAGATCGCGCATACGGTCGCGCAGGGCGCCGCCCGCAATTCCGATTTCGGCATCAGCGGCCGTTGATCCGGCGCGCCAGCCATCCGTGCCGCGCCCACGGGCGGCAGCGTCGTAACCGCGCCGCAGATTGGCGATCGCGACCCGCGCGGCATAGCGCCGGGCAGCAGTGCGGGGCGCGACTGTGGCCACGATCCGGTCGATCACGCCCCAAGGCACATCGGGCGGGGTGGGTTTCATATGCGACCCCGGCTGAAGCTGGCCTTGCCTGCAACAGGGCGCGACCCGCCGGAACTGGTCGCCATCTGGCCTTCAATGAAGCGGATGCGGGCCAAAAGATCGGCCGCATTGCCATAGGTTAGCCGCCGCCCGTCATATTCCACCACCAGCGCCCCGGCAGCATAGGCGCGGCGCAGCGCATCAAGTTCGGCTTGCGAGAAGGACATCAGAGCCATTTTCCACGTCGGGGCCCGAGCCAGCCGGTTGGCCGCTTCGGGGCAGATTGCGGTTGTGGCCGGTCTGGCTGACCGGCCGGGGTGGTTGCAGGGCGCGCAGGCCCGATCTGTTCTTCCAGCGCTTCCCAGCGGGCGTTGTCCCAGCGATCGATCCCCATCAGCCAGGCGGCGGCGCGGGCGTAGACCCGGCAGTCGAGGGCCTCGTTCCGCTCCCGCGTCTGTTCCCATTCCAGCTTCTGATAGCCGGTGCGGGTTTTGCGGGTGACCAGTTGCTCTGAGGTCAGCTGCTTCACCCACTCGGCCGTGGTGCCCTTCGGGATATGGACGAAGCCTGCGGGCCAATCGGCTCCCGCCGCTCGTTCCTCGTCGGTCGGGGCCGCGAGGCGCAGGAAACGGTAGGTCTCGGCCTTGAACACGGCCCCGGCCACTTTCCAGAGCCGGACACCGCGCCGCAGTTTGCGGCCGCCTTCTGTGGTTTCGACATAGGTGGGGCCGTCCACCGGCGTCGATCGGTCGAAACCCGCCACGCCCTTGATGGCGATGACCTGCCCATGCCCCGCCTGGCGCACCCAGGCATAGACAGCGTCCGTCGTGGCGCCATCACCGGAGTCGATCGCAACCCGCGCCAGCGCCATCCGGGCGCCGGACGCGTGTTCCCATGTCATACCGAGGAACTCGTTCAGATCGGCCCAGACCTCCGCCCGGGCGGTGTCGCCTTCTAGGACGACGTGGTCGACAAGCCAGGAGCGCAGGTTTCGCCCCCAACCCCAGACATCGATCTCGATCCGGTCGCGCTGCACGTCGATCCCGGCCGTCAGGATCAGCACACCGGCAGGGGCCCGGCCCAACTGCCAATCTTCGCGCCGCTCATAGAGGCGCTGCCAATCCGGCGCCTCGCCGCGTTCCGCCCAGGTTTCCCCGAGAACGGTGTTCTTGACGGTTTTCAGCGCAGAGTCATTGCCTTGCGCCTGATCCCAGCGCCGGGCGATCTCTTCCCACGATAGCCATCCGAGAGGCGAGTAGAGCCCCGAGATGTGGAACCCGATCACGCCTGCGGATTCTGCCGACGCTTGCACGTCCGGCGCCGCCGTCGGCAGCCAGTCTGCCCCGTTCTCCTCATCCATCATCCACGTCTTGTGGCGTTCCGCGATCGGCGCCTCGCAGTGCTCGCAGAGATAGGCCGCCGTCTCCGGTCGCCCCTTTTCCCAGCGCAGCCGCTCGAACTTCAGCCATTGCAGCCCGCCGCAATGCGGGCAGGGGACGTAATAGCGGCGCTGGTCGGTCAATTCGAACTCCCGCTCGATCCGGCTGAGGCCCTTGATCGTTGGCGTCGAGGCCAGGAAGATTTTCTTGCGGTGGCCGAAGCTGTCGGTGCGGGCCTCGGCCAGCGCCACCGGATCGCCCTCGCCCTCAAGGTCGCCCGGGTAGGCATCGACCTCGTCGAGAAACAGCCAGCGCGCGGGCATCGACCGCAGGCCCACTGCCGAGTTCGCTCCGGTCAACACCAACTGGCCGCCGGGGAAGCGCTTGGCCAGCACCGTGTTCCCGGCATCGCGCGACCGGGCGGGCAGCACCAAGGCCCGGAGGTCTGGGCTTTCCTCGATCAGTGGCTCGATCCGCTGCTGGCTGAGGCGCTTGGCCAGATCGGTCGTCGGCTGCACCGCCAGGATCGGCCCGGGCGCGCGGTGAATGCAGAAGCCGATCCAGTTGTTCCCAGCCTCGGTGGCGCCAACTTGGGCGGATTTCATGAAGACCACCCGCTGGGCCGGGTTGTTCGGCGACAGGGCTTCCATGATGGCCTTGAGATACGGCGTCCGGCTGGTGCGATAGGGTCCGGCCTCAGACGCTGCCCGCGAGGACAGGATGCGGTGCCGGTCGGCCCATTCGGCAACTGTCTGCGCCGGATCGGGGGCCAGACCCCGCGCCCAGGCGACGACGATATCCTCGGCCCCCTCAAAACTAGCGAAGTTCAACTTTGACATCCGACATCTCCGCCAGATGGCGGCGCAGGTAGCGCATCAGCACCTGTTCCACGGCGTGTGGCTCAGCCCCGAGTTCGGCGGCAATGTCGGCCGCCACCCGCGGCGGCCAGTTCAGCCAGGCGTCGCGTTCCCGTCGGGCCAGATCGAAGACCATCGCCGTTGCGCGGGCGCGATCGACGACCTCGCCCTTCATCTTCTGCAACCGCACCCGGGCGGTCTGGGCCTTCAGCACCTCATTCGCCATCCGCGCCTTAACGAAGGAGACCTCGCCGCTGTCACCCGCGGCCGCGCCCGGGTCTGCTCCGGCTTCCGTTAGGGTCTCGGCCACGGCCGCGAAAGCCTGTCGCGGCACGGCCTTGGTGCCCGCCACAACCCGCGTTGCCGCCGCTGTGCCGCGGCCCAGATCCCGGGCATGGGCGCCGCGCTGTTTCGCCGGATCGGTGGACGCATCCCACATCGCATCGGCCTTGGCCGCGTCGATCGTGCCGTCGGCTTCCGTCGTGATCCGCCCCGTGGCGATGGCCTTGCGCACGGCGCTTTCATGCACCCCGCGCAAGGCCGCGTAAGCGCGCCGCGACAGCCCCATCCTGCGACATTCTCCAATTAAGTCAGTGATTTGGACTTGCTCTTCGGACGGTCTCGGCAATGTCTGCGACACCTTGAAACGGAGGTTTCCGATGCCCGCCAAGACCGCCCAGATGACCGGCTTTGAGGCCAATTGCCTCGCCGCCGCCGACCATTTCATTGCCTGCCGCGGGTCAAAACCCGCGACCCGCATCCGCGCCCGGTTTGATCGGATCGATCAGGCCGAAGCCTTTGCCGCCACCTTCGGCGACAGCCGCACGATGATCTACGCGGTCACCGCCGAAGGCCGCTCCGCCCACATCAAGAACGCCTGAAGGAGGCCCCGATGTTCACCAACTTCTCCGCTGTCCAGATCAACCGCCTCGCCCAGCGCCTGAGCGAGGCGCCCTTGGGGCGCAGCGCCAGCGTGGCGGCTGCCGCCGAACGGTTCGAGCGGCTGCTGGCCGCAAAGATCGGTGCCGATCGCACGCCCAAGGCCATCAAGTCGATCCTGACCGCCCCCGGTTTCGAGACCGCCGAGGGGCGGCTGGTTGCAGAGATTGACGCCTGCGACGCGGCGGCGGCGCCACCGGCCGCACCGGAACAAGCCCACGAACCGGCCACGATTGCTGACCCGCAATCTGCCGCCCCGGCCGAGCCGATCGTCGAAGCCATCCCTGCCGCGCCCAGCGCACCGCGTCGCCGCCGGGATGCCGACATCGAGGCCAAGGCCCGGCAGGGCGAACTGCCCCCGCCGCCCGATTTCTCCGCCCCGACCCATGCCCGGTTTCGCGCGAAGCTGGCCGCGCTGGTGGATCTGGCCGGGAAGGCCGATGCAACCGGCCTGCGCGCCATCCCGATCAATCCGGTTTCGTCCAGCCCCAAGGCGCTGGCCCGCTACCGCGACCTTGCAGTGCTGGCGATAGAAGCACGGGAGGGCCGGGCATGAAGATCATCCGCAGCTTCGAGCCCGGCGACCGCTATCGCTTCGACTTCGACCTGTGTTCCTGCGCCCGGGGTTGGGCGCAGGTTGACACCGCGCAGGATGCCTCATGGTTCGGCACATGGGCGTCGCCTGCCGAGCGGGCGATCCTCAACTTCGCCGAGGGCGATGTCACCCGCACAGTCTGCGACACCGACGCGGAGTTCGCCGCTGCCCTGCGCGAAGTCGATCTCTGGAACCGGGATCACGGTTACGGCCGGGCCCGGATCGATCCCGGATTTGATCCGGTGCTGAAGGCGGCCTTCGAAGCGGTCGGGCTGGGGGATATGCTGCACTGAGGTAATTGCAGTTCGGTTTACGTCGAAAAGTTGGCGATGCTTTGCAGGTCAGGGCTCAGCTTGATTCCGTAGGCGCTGCAGACGTTAGCGATCTGAAATCCAATCGATTTTCTTAACGTCGCAAGCGCGTCGCTGAAGCGTCGCCATTCGGGGTCGTTGGAATCGCAACGAAGGCGAGTAAGGTCAGATCGTTCAACCGTGTTGAAGAAAACATGGATAGTCTTGATCAGTGAGTGGATCACATCATCGAGTGGACTTCCTTGGGTCAGTTCAAAGCGCAAGTCCAACAGCCTGTTTCGAAGAGAATCTAGGGATAACCGCACTCTGTCGGGAAACTCTGCATCAAAAGACACCCACAAGGCTCGGCGATCTTCTAACATCGCAACCAATTTTTGAGCCAAACGAGGCTCAATTTGGTTGGTCCGAAGCAGTTCCAAACTCTTCGAATAGCCCTTTGTCCGAACTTCTGCGATTAGCCGTTCATGATCCGATTTCCAGCGGCGCAATTGATCTGGCTGGTTGCTGGCGTCATCTTTGTCAACGATGTCCCCACATTCTCTGCAAAGCCAAATTCCATTTTCGATCGATCTTCTTTGGGTAGGCGTTTGAGCGGGGTCATATCTGGGCCCGTTGGGCGACGCTGCATGGATATGCGCTGCGTGTCCCGATGTAAGCGCTTTACTTGGATCGGAATGTGGTCCGGCTGTGAGCTTGAAGCAGTTTGGATTGGAGCAAAAGTAGGCCACGCGCATTGCCAAGGCCCGCTTTGTTGGCTCAGTGAAGTCGTCTCGCTTGGTCATTTCTGGACTTGAGCCCGCGCCTTGAAAATCTTCAATGCTCCTATCACCTTTCCGAGGCTTGTTGTCTACGCCCTCGCCAGCGGCGCCACATTCCAGAATAGCACCCGCCCCAGCCCGCGCTTTGCGAGGCACAGCTCCCAAGCTTTCGCGTCATAGTGAGGATCTGCCGGGAAGGGCGCGGGAAGCGCGGCGCGGTCGCTGAACTTGCGGGGGTGGACGTGGATGGTCGCCCCGCCGACCTCTCGCGGAGTGAGGTCTCGGCCGATCTGGACAACGTGGCGGCGGGCTTTCGGCCAGGCGGCGGCGAGGCCGCGGGCTAGGACGCCGGAACCGGCGGCGCACCAGACCTCTTCGGGATCGAAGGCAGCCAGGCGAGCGGCGGCGGCGATGGCCTCAACGGCGCCGGGGATTTCTGCGCCGAAGGGGATAAGGCTGGCGCCGGTGTTGCGGCAGTATTCGCGGGCACGGGATTGCACGACCGACAGATAGCCCGGGCTGATCGGCACGACCTTGGCGCCCAGGCGGGCGGCCTCAAGCGTGCGGGGATGCGGCCGGGTGCGGGCGGCGACGAAGATTGTGGCGCGTTTGCGCAGGCGCCGGGCGACCGTTGCGATCGCGGTCTGGGCGCCGCCTTCCGGCGGGCTGGCATAGACCGCCTCCTGCACCCCGTCGAAGACTTGCGCGATGAACCGGGCCTTGGTGCCGCCCGGGAAGAGGTCGTCGCGAATGACCGCGATGCCGTGGTGCATCTCAAGGATCGGGGCGATCATTGGTCGTCCTCCGGGTCAGAGGCATCGTCGCTGGTTTCCGGCCCTTCGATCTCGCCGAACTCCACCGGCCCGCAGGCCTCGGTCGCCTTGCGTGGATCGCCCTTGCAGAATACCAGCACGTTCTGGTGGGTCCGGCCGAGCTTTCGGGCGGCGGTGAACTGGCGACCGACGCGGATCGGCAGGGAGCCGACGGCCGTGACGAGGATCGCATCGTTGTAGAATCGAGCGCCCGCGGCCTCGAAAGCTTCGACCGTCAGGCCCGGCAAGTTGACGAAGAAGCCGTCGGCATCGCGGACATCGCCGATCACCCAAACGGCGAAGCGGTTCGGCCGTAGGCGGGCGACGGCCTGGGCGATGATCTCGGCTTGGGCCTTCAGGAAATCGGCGAGGGGCATGGTGGAAAGGTCCGAGGGGTCATCGGAATAGCGTTCGAGGTTCCAATAGGGCGGGCAGCTGAACACCAGATCGGCCTCGATGCCAGCGGCGAGCCGGGCCAGATCGCGGGAATCTCCCGCGATCCAGCGCGGGGCGGGTTCGCCCGCCAGATCGGCCTGCGCCTGGTTTGCGGCAACCTGTTCGGCGCGCAGTTCGATCCCGACGTAGGGGCGGCCAAGGCGGGCAGCGACGATGCCGCGCACAGAACCGCCTGCGAACGGGTCCAGCACCGTGCCGCCTGGCGGGCAGAACCAGCGATAGGCGATCTCGCACAGGACCGGGTCGAAGATCGACGTGCCCGAAGCCGTGGGGGCATCCGAGGCTGCGTAGTGATCGGCCAGGAATTCCTCGGTGGTCAGTTCCCGGCCAAGCTCGGCCTCTTTGGCGCGCTTCTTGGCGTAAAAGGATGGATCGCCCGAGGTGTGCGAGGGCATCAACACCCCGCCATTCTGCGGGGCGGGCTGCTGCGAGGTAGGCCCAGCGCCGACCACATGCTCACCGCGCATCAGGTCCTGGCCGAAGGTGCGGGCGGGGCCCTTAGCCATGGGCGGCCTCCTTGCGGGCGCGCTTGCCCTCCTTGTGGCGATAGTGGTCGATGTCCTTGTGGAACGGGGCCGGGTCGGCGGTGCCCATCCCGGGGACGGCGGGGAAGGATTTTTCGCCCGACCAGCCACGATCGAGGGGGCAGGGCGCACCGCCGGGGGCAGCGCCGCGGCCGAGTTCGGAGCGGATACCCAGATCCAGCCAAGCGCGCTTGCGATCCTGCCACCAGCCCTTGCGGGCCTCGAAGACCGAGAAGGGCGGGATGCCGAAACGTTCGGCGAGGTTCGCCGACGGGGCAGGGGCAGCGGCGCCGCCGCCGGTGCTTTCGCCCTGGGCGTCACCTTCGCCGCCCCCCATCCCGAAGCCTTCAAACCCGGCCATGATCTCGTCCAGCTCGGATTCGTCGAAGCCGATCAGGTCCAGATCGAAATCGGCCTCGCGCAGCGCCGCCAGTTCTGACCGCAGGAGGTCGTCGTCCCACCCGGCGTTTTCGGCGATGCGGTTGTCGGCGATCACCAGCGCCCGGCGTTGGGCCTCGGTCAGGTGGTCCAGCACAATCACCGGCACCTCGGTCAGGCCCAGCGCCTTGGCGGCCATCAGGCGGCCGTGGCCCGCGATGATTACCTCGTCCTCGCCGATCAGGATCGGGTTGGTGAAGCCGAACTCGGCGATCGATGCCGCAATCTGGGCGATCTGATCCTCGCTGTGGGTCCGGGCATTGCGGATGTAGGGAACCAGTCGGTCAACTGGAAGCATCTCGATCTGAAGCACGGGGCGGGGCCTTTCGGAGGGGGTCTGTTGAGGGCTGCGGCCTCAGGTGCGCACCCGCGCACCCAAGATGCGCACCCAAGGCGCGGACCCAGATTTTTGTTCTGTCACTAGCGGTTAGTCGCGCCTAGGCCCCCCGCATACGTCTCCCTTCCGGGAGAACCTAACGCGGGGGGCCAGCCGGGAGCGGCGGCGGGAGCAGGGGTGACGGGGTTGGGGCCGAAGCTTCGCGCTTCCGACACCCTTCGCCATCTTGCCTTCTTTATGCGTCAAAACCCGGGAAAGTGTCGCGCCCGAAGTTCGACGGATCGGGCCGGTTGTCCTCGGCGTCCGCACTGCTTTGGCGCGGGGTTGTGCGGGTGCTTGCGGTGAGAGGTTTTGCGCCCTTGCCTTTGCCTTTTGATTTATCAAGCTTTTCCAGCTTCTTCGAGATGGTCAGAAGAGCGGCCACCCAGCGCCGCCAGGCTGTCGATCGCACCACCCCGGCGCGAATACAGACCTGCCGCCAGCGGGCACCCTCGGCCCGCAGCCAGACGATCCGGGCGTCCTCGGGGTTTAGCATCAGAAGCCAATCGAAGCATTCCTCCATCCGGCTGATGGCGGCGGCGCTGGGGATCACCCGCATAGGCCGTTCAGGCGTGTAGCCGTAGGCGTGCTTGGCGTCATGCACCACCGGCGGCCAGGAATTGCCGTAGCCGCGGGGGCGGTCCTTCTCGGGCAGGTTCCTCAGGGTGTAAGCGGCTTCCTCGAGGCGATCCTCGATCTCGCGTGGGGTCAGGCGCAATAGGGGGCTCCTTCGGGCTAGTAGATTTGGTGGGCGCGCAGGGTTGCCTCGGTGACAAGGCCAGCCCGCAGCAGGGCGTCGCGGGTGGTGTTGGTGAAGGCGCTGGGCGGCACGTAGCTGCCGGAGTTGATCCAGGCGGCAAGGCGCAGCAGGTGTTCAGGAACGCCGCCCGGGGTGCTGGACGCCACGGCTGGGCCTTTAGGCGCAACTGCGGTGCCAGCGCCAGCTTCCTCAGCACCTTGCGACCGTGCCGCCCGGGTGATCCGCTTGGCATGGCGCGCTGCGATCGCCTGGGAAAAATACTCCCACGTCCGGATCGGGCTGCCTCGGGGCTTGGCCGTCCGTTCGGTGATCACCGGCAGGACGTCCAGTTCGAGGTCGTAGCCCGCTGCCAACCAGGCGCCGATCGTGGCCGTCGTGGCGGTGATCGCCGCCCGCGCTGCCGGTGCCATGCCTTCGCCGCAGGCGGCAAGGCAGGCGGCCTCGGCTGCGTCCAGGTCGGGGGCGTCATCCTCGATCGGAGCCTCGGCCCGGCCCTCGCGCGTCGCGCCCGCGTCACGCGCGGTAGTAATTACTGGTTCTTTACTTACAGGGTTAGTGTCCAGATTCTGGACACGGCTTTTCGCCAAATCTGGACACGGCTTTGCCCCTGACCCATGTCCAGAATCTGGACATGGCTTGAGGGCGAAATCCTCCTCGAAGCCGAGGAAGTATCGGGTCGTCCGCTGGCGTTTTGTGTCGTCATCGAGGCGCCGTTCGCGGCGGATCAGCCCGGCCTGTTCCAGCTTGTCGAGGTGGGTGTTCAGGCTGGCGCGCGAGATTTCGGCATCGGCCGCCAACTGGTCCTGCGACGGGAAACACCCGTAATCCGGGTTGTGCCGGTCGCAGAGATGCCAGAGGACGAGCTTGGTCGCAGGCGCTAGCCCGCGCTGCTGGATCGCCCAGTTGGTGGCTCGATGGCTCATAGCGCGGCCGTCACCGTCAGCCGCTTCACGATCGCCTCCATCAGCGCGATCCGCAGGTGCGCGTCGTCCTGGCGCATCTTTCCGGCCCGAACCCGCGCCCAGTAGAACTGGCGCCGGAGGTCAAGTTCGCGCTGGGCTTCGGTGATCAGGGCTGGGACCGGAAACCGGCCTTCAGGAGTGAGTTTGGGCATAGGTGCACCCATGTCAGCGCCGCCCGGCCACGGCCTTGTGCTGGCCGGTCTTGCGGGCTTCCTGCTCCTTCAGCCAGTCGCGGACGGCCTCTTTCCGGTAGAGCACTTTGCGCCCGACACGGACGCAGGGCGGCCCGACCCGCCGGGTTTCCCAGCGCTGCAACGTGTCGACGGAAAGGGCCAGTTGCCGGGCCAATTCCGCCCGGTCAAGCCAGCCATCCAGCAACGCCGGATCGGCGGCCGCGTCCTTCAAGGGATTGGTATCCATGGGTTTCTCCTCGTGCCGCCGCCTCGGGGATCGGGGTCGGTCATCGGCCAGGAGAGGCAAGCACAGGGCAGGGACCGGCGAAGAGGCGGAAACCGGCGGAAAGGAAAAGGGAATTACGCCGGTCACGTTCAACCGTGGTTCAAGCCGCAAAACACGCGCTGCAACCGGCTTGATCGACGACAGGTTTGTGACAATCTAAGGGGGAGCAGTTCACAATAGATTCGCCGAAACGTCACCGCGTCCAGAAGGGCGGGGTGCGCCCCCTCTGTGTTTGGGGCGTCCAAGAAGAAAGGCGGTGACGGGAGGCAGGTGATGGGGTTTCCGCCCAGGGATTTCTATTCGGTTGGCGATTTGTCGGTGCGCTGGGAGGTCGCGCCGCTCCAGATCATCGAATGGGCCATGAACGGCCGAATTGAGCTGATCGTCGCGCTGCCACATGCCGAATTCGAAGGCGGAGAGGAGGCTGACTACGCGGCCATTCGCGCTGGGCATGCGCGGCCGCTGTTCCGGTCCTATGGCGATGCCGAACGGCACGTGTTCATCCGGCGGGCTCGCCCTCCCAGTTGCAGCAAGATGCTGGCGATCGTCTCCCCACCAGACGGCGTGAAAATCATGGCGGCCGATGTGCTTGTCGCGACCGCGGAGGTGGAGCGGTTCGAAGACGAGAATGGTCTCGTGCGGCGCGTTGTGTCCGGCCCGGGGGCACAAACCCGATACGACTGGGACGGGTTCTACTGCGAGATCATCTGCCGGATGCATGACAAGGGCCTTCCTGAGAAGCAGAAGGAGCTGATCGACGACATGGTCGAATGGTTCCTCGACCGGTCGGTCAACGGGGATGCGCCTGATCCTTCGACAATCCGCAAGAAGATCAGAGGCTTCTGGGGCAGACTTCGCCCCGAATAGCCAGCACCCAGCCCAGCGCCGCCCTGACCGGCGTAATTCCCCAGACCTTTCCGCCGGTTTCCGCCTCTGCGCCGGTTTCCCCCGAATGAGACATTGCTCCGCGCCGCGGGTCGTCGCTGACTGCGGATGAAAGGAGCGTCACATGAAGGCAAAACTCTCTGAACGCGTTGTAAAGGCTGCTGAAATCGGCTGCCGCAAGTATGTCCTCTTCGATGAGGATACCCCCGGCTTCGGGCTCTGCGTCTATACCACCGGCCGAAAGGGCTTCGTCCTGATCTACCGGATCGCAGGCCAACAGAAGCGCTTCACGATCGGGGTCTGGCCGACTTGGTCGGTTACCGCCGCCCGGGATGAAGCGAAGCGCCTGATCCGCGAAATTGATCGCGGGGACGATCCCCTCGACACCCGCAAGGCCGCTCGTGGGGCGCCTACGGTCAAGGAACTGGCCGAGCGCTTCATCGAGGAACACCTGCCAAAGCTTGCCCCGACCAACGCCTCGGACCAGAAGAGCATGTTGGAAAAGCTGGTCCTGCCGGAATGGAAGAACCGCAAGGTAGCCGACATCACGCCCACCGACGTCGATCGCCTGCTGACCAAGATCGCTGCGGGTCGTGCCCGGCCATCCAAGAAGAAGCCCACCCAGAAGCGGCGCAAGAAACTGGCCCCGCCCAAGCCCACGCCGGTGCGGGCCAACCGGGCGGGGGAAATGCTACGCAAGATGTTCAACCTCGCCATGCTGTGGAAAATGCGCCCCGACAATCCGACCTTCGGTTTCCGTAGGCGGCCTGAGGTCGCCCGCGACCGGTTCCTGTCCTTTGAAGAGATCGAACGCCTGGCCAATGCCTTGGCCGTCGACGAAGATCAGCGCGCCGCCAGCATCATCCGCCTTTGCATGCTGACCGGCGCTCGGCTTGGCGAGGTCCGGACGGCCACCTTCGACCAGTTCAACCTCGATCTGGCCATCTGGACCAAACAGGCCGCCTACACCAAACAGCGCCGCATCCACCGCGTGCCGATCTCGCATGAGGCGGTGGCCCTGATACGTCTCCGCCGGGAAATTGTGCCGAAGGGCTGCCCCTTCCTCTTCCCCGGCGACGTGCCCGACCAGCCGGTCGGTGATCCCAAGCGCTTCTGGCCCAAGATGCAGAAGGTGGCCCAGATCCCCGATGTC